TCGATGCGCATCGACCAGCCCTTCGCGTACTGCTCGCACTCGACTTCTTCGCAGGTCGCCACGCGGGTGTGCGTTGAGATCGGCGCCTCGACCTGGAACGTCTTGTAGTGCTCGGCGCCCAGCCTCTGCCCGGCCATCAGATCGCCCTCAGGGCGTCGTTGCGGTTGACGGACACCGCGAACACCAGGTCGGTGAACGTTCCGGTTGTCACGACGCGCAGGTAGCGCTCTACGCTGAGCGTCGCCGACACCGACTGAATGCGTTCAGTGGTCTGAGCGGTGACAGCGGTGAAACCGCCGCCGGACACGTCCGCGAAGGTGTCGGGGTCTCCGTCATCCTGCTGCGACTCCTGGATCTTGACGGTTGCCGTACCCGACCCGATCGAGAACACCTGAAGGTACGCCTGGAATCCGAACGCCTTCGTGCCGGTGCCGAAGTCCACCGACAGCTCTTCGTCGGCAGCGGCGTGAGTGATCTTGCCAGCCGTCAGCTGGAGCGACCAGTCGGCCCCGAACGCACTGGACAGGACCGACGTGCCGAACATGATCGAACCGTCATCCCCCCGGGTCGGATCGTAGTTGACCTCCTTGCCGACCATGCACAGACTGGCACCCCCCAGCGCGGTGCCCCGCAGGTACATCAGGTGGACATCGGTACGCGGAAGGCCGGACAGCGCATCGTGCACCTGGTCGGTCGCGGTGTCGAGGTAGGACGTGAATTCCGCCTGGGCGTCCCTCTTTCCGAACAGTCGGGCCATCGCCGACTGCGTGATGTCGGTCGCCGGCAGCGTCTCCCTGGGCGTCGTCAGCCCGCCGATCGAGTTGATGTTGGAGCCGATGTCGTATCCGGCGATGAAAAGTTGATCACCGAGGCCCGAGGACTTCGCCACTTGTACCCTCCATTCCTAAGGTGCCTGGGTCCAGGCGCGCTCGATCACGACGGGCACCGTCGCGGTGAGCACCCGGAAGACCATGTTGTCGATGTTGATGTAGCCGGACTGCGCGAACAGCGGATGGCCTTGCGTCATGCCGAGCACGTCGATGAACCTGCTCTCGTCGCCCAGTTGGAAATCACCTGTGTAGGCTTCGAAAAGAAGGTCCATCGCCTCCATCACATTCGGATCGATGGCGTCCTGGGGCTGCTGGAGCATATTCGTATACACCCGGACGTTGAACACGACTCGGGCGTCGGTGGCGTCCAGGCCGGAGCGACCACGGGCCGGCTCGATGCGGTCTATCCACACCGCGCACGTCAGGCCGCGACCGGGCTTCGACTTCGGCTCATGCTGGTTCACCCGGTCGAAGACGCCCAGAGTCATCGCATGCGAGGCCAGGCGCTCGACGAGATCCAGTGACTCGATGGCCATCAGATCGCCGCCTTCCGGAACTTCCGGCCATACCGGCGCACGCACGACTTGCGCAGGTCGGTCAGGCCACGGCCGGCGACCACCTCGGTGCCGGAGGAGTCCCGCTCTGCCTCGTCCGAGTACACCCGCCCGCCGTACGCCGACCATTCCTGCTCGATGCGGGTGATCGCCGTCGCTTTGCACAGGTCGCGGACCAGGCTGGGGACATCCCACTTGGTGATCGCGGCGGCCGTGGAATGGGTTGCCGCCGTACTGCCCAGGGCGCCCCGCTCCACCGTCAGCGTGCGGTAGGCGTAGACGTCCAGCGGCGACGTGTGGGCGGCCAGCGTGGTGCCGTCGTAGGCACGGATGACGGTCGCGTTGTTGCCGGTGATTTCGGTGATCTTCATCCGCTCGTTCTCGATGAGGATGACCTCGCCGACAAACAAGGCGGCACCCGACTGGACGTCCACCGTCTGGTCGTTCTTCAGGGCGTTCATGTTCGACGCCAGGTTCTGGCCGGTGTCGAGCGTCGAACGGCCCGTCACCAGCATTCGCTCGCTGTCCACGAGGAGAACGTCACCCACCCCGACCAGGGAGGCGTTGGTGACATCCACGGCCGTCTCGGAGCTGTCCAGGGCTTCGGCAAGGGCGCCGGCCGTCACCTGGTCGTCGTTGATCCCCCAGGTGCCGACAATCTCGATGGCGCGCTGCGAGGTGCCCGAGTTCGTGAACGAAGCGGACGAGTCGAGGTCGATCTCGATGTACGTGTACGGGGGGCCCGAGTTGACCGGCTCCAGGAAGTAGTCACCGGATGCGATCGCCGTGCCACCGGCCGTGAGCGTGGTGACCGAGACGAGTTCGTTCTCGTCCAGCCACAGCTTCCATGCCGGGGAGTAGTCCTGGGTCGGCCAACGGAAGTAGCGGGTCGCGATGCGCGGCGCCAGACCGTGCTTGTGGCGCTTCAGCCAGCCGTCGATGTCGTCGGATGCGGACCGGATGGCGGCATCGATCTGGTCGGACCGGTGAGCAGCCTCCCGGACGTCGAACGCGTCCTGGACCTCCTCACGGCTCACATATGAGACGCGACCCATCTACCTGTCCCTGCTTTCGGGGAGCGTGAGGGAATCTAACCCTCGGTCAGTCGGGGAAGTATGAAGTTATGGCTACAGCATAGCATTCGGCTTCGATTCGCAGGCGGTCAGCCTTTGCAGGTGCAGTCTTCGAAGGTGCGTTCGCAAGTTGGGCAGCGGGCGTGGCCATGTATAATGGCACCATGAGCAAAAGAGGACAGTACGAGCGCACGGTAGAACATCGGGCGATGAAGCGCCAAGCCGCCGCCACTCACGGCATGTCGTCCACCCCCACCTGGTGGTCGTGGAAATCCGCTCGCCAGAGGTGCCTCAATCCCAACAATCGGGACTACGCCAGTTACGGGGGCCGAGGGATCATCGTCTGCGACCGATGGAGGGACTCGTTCGAGAACTTCCTTGCCGACATGGGTGAACGGCCCGAGGGCAAGACTCTCGACCGGATCGACAACGACGGGAATTACGAGCCCAACAACTGCCGGTGGGCTACGCCGTCCGAGCAGGCCAGAAACCAGCGCCCCCGGACTCGACGCACGAACGACTGCCACCCAGAGCGCCGCCATGTCGCCAACGGACTGTGTAACGCCTGCTACAAGGCTGAGCGCCGTCAAAGCTCCAGCCTGCCGTCCCTGGGCCACTCGTAATCTCCCGCCCAAGGGCAGAACAGCTCTCCATTGGGTCCCGGCTTAAGCGGCGCGTAGTCGTGGGGGCACTGAGTCGGCGGCTCGGAAGCCTTGGACGTTTCCCAGTCCCGGGCTTCCTGGATCATCCCGAGGAGCTGCTCCCATGCCATGTCATGCTCCCTTCAGGACGGTGTAGGCCTGCGACAGGATCGAGGCGGTCGCGGTCCCCATGGCGCCCATCGCCGTCCACTTCCACCGCTCCAGGGCGGCCACGCGCTCCCGCAGGTGAGGGATGTCCTTGATCTGCTCCTCCACGCGGGCGAGGGCGACCAGCGTCTCGGTGGACTTGGAGTCGAGAGAGTCCAGTTTGTCCAAGATGCGCTCCTCGTTCACCTCGCCCTCCAGAGGTCCGAGGGGCTACGCAACTCTGCGTAGTCAGTGTACGGTGAACGCTTTACGGTGTCCATACTCAGCTCTCCCTCCAGAGCACCGAAATGTTCCACGAGATGTCCACCGAAAACGCCGCCTGCCGGAACACGACGCCGTTACCCGGCGCGATGATGAAAGGCAGCGGAGCGTCCACCGCATGGACCCCGCTCGCGCGCTTCTCGACCGACGCCGGGGAGTTCAGGAACGCTGGACCCACGGTGACCGTCGGATCAGCGGTGAACACCTGCGCGACCGGGTCGCTCTGGGTCGGAACGAACTTGCAGATGGCACTGGCCGCCTGAAGCGTCCCGCCTGTCGGCGTACCCGAGCACCGAAAACCGCGCAGAGGGGCGGTCAGTGCCGAAGCCGCTAGGGCGACGTGACTGCCGAAGAAGCCCGACAAGAACAGCAGCTTCCCGCTACCCGTCGGATTGTGGATCACTAGATGATTCTTCGCAGTAGCAGCGCCCAGGGATTCCGCCACGCTGAACAAGTACGTCGGATTCGACTTGACGCTCACGCCCCACACCTCCATGCGCAAGAAGGGCCGTCGCTTGCCATCCGGCGGGTGACGGCCCTCGACTGAACGGTCAGACGGCAGCGACAGAGGCGCCTTCGTCGTACGGCCAGTACGTCAGAGACCACTTGATCGACCCCGTCATGCTGGCATCCGTCTTCAGCCCGACATTCCCCACGGCGAGGATCATCGGCCGGGCCGGAAGACTGCAATTCCCGGACGACGGAGGCAGGTTGTTGCTGAACGAATCAGTGATCAGGCCGCTGATGCCGTACAGCGTGCCGGCCTCGTCGCTGGTGACGACAGCCGGAGCGGTGATGTCCGCAACCGTCCCCACCGTGGGCGTGTGTACCAGGTTCGCGCTGGTAGCGGTAGCCCCCAGAGCGGTGGTCACCTCGCCCACGACCCCGGTGAGAATGATCCTGCCGCCGGACACAGTGAAGATCGACTCCGTCGCCGTCTGGGGAAGCGTCGCCGTAGCCCGGTCCACCTTGATCCCCAGCAGACCGGGTGGCTTCAGCAGGACGCTCATCAGGCACTCGCCGCCACAGAGGCTCCAGCCGTCAGCGGCACGTACGTGCAATACCACTCGACGACACCATCTTCGGAGCCGGTGCCAGCGTCCACGACCAGCTCGATTTCGCCGGTCGTCGCGATGTAGTTCATCAGCGGCTGCTGGTTCACCGCGAAGTTGACCTGGTTGTTCGCGGTGTCGTTGGTCTCGATCGCGACACCGATGATGTCGCCCGCGAGGGTGTCCGTGGTGCCCAGGTCGGTAGCCGTGACCCAGGTGTCGGTATCGCCGGTCGTCGGGTCCAGCTGGAGCGCGAACCCCTCACCGTCATCGGTGATCGAAGTAGTGACCTTGCCCCAGAGGGCCGTGATCAGGACTTCGCCGCCAGTGATAGTGAACACCTGGTGGGTGGTGTCGGCCGTGATGGTCGACGTCTTCCCCTGCACGTACCGGCCGAGGGCGATCTCCCGCAGCTCGGTGTTGTTGATGAGGGTACTCACGTCACACCACCAGACTCGACTGGAGGTTGGTGGGCTTCCGCTGGACCGCCAGGTCGTGGATGATCGCGATGCAGTCACCCGTGTCGACCGTCACCTGCACCCGGTCGTAGCCGTCCGAGAGCTGCTCCGCACGGACCGTGAAGACGCCCGTGTCGTTGGTGGTCTCGTCCGACAGGTCGAAGGTGTTGTCGGCGAACACCGCATCACCGTCTTCCGTCCACGTACCGCCGACGTCCGGTCCGACGTACGCACGCGACTCGCCGTTCGAGCCGACCGTCCCGGACACCGTGAAGATGTTCAGGTCGGCCTCCGAGTTGACGGCCGTCGAGTCGGTCTGAGTGACGGTCGCGACGGCCGCACCGGTACCGGCATCCCCGAAGACGAAGGTGACCGCAGCCGCCTTCGTGAGGGGGATGTTCAGCCCGGAGGCCGTCTTGATGACATTGAAGACCCGGCCGAGGCCGTCTCCTGTGCTTGCCATGTGATTCTCCTGTTCTCGACCAGGGGTTCAATGCTGGCCGGGTAGACCGGCGGAGGGGGGTTGACTGCCCTCCGCCGGGTTGGATCAGGCCCGCTCAGCGAGCGAGATGAAGGGACTCAGGGTGTCGCCACCGTTACGCGGGGTGAGCGCGCTCTGGAGCCACGGCCGCCCATCCAGACGCTCGACGAACTTGAAGCTCGTCTCACCGTTCTGGAAGCGGAAGTGCTCCGAGGATGCCACCGTCATCGCCTGGCGGTCGCCCACCAGGTAGTAGCTGAAGTCGATGAAGTTGATGTCGCCCTCATCGCCCAGCGCGGCCACCTTCTCCGAGATGACGACCGGACGCCCCAGGATGGTCGCCGGGGGACCCTGCACACCGTTGTTCAGCCAGATCGGGCCACCACCGGTACCGACCGAGAGAGCCATGGTGGCCAGCTCGGAGAAGGTGTTCGGAGAGACGACCCAGACCGCGCTACCCAGGGACTGCGGCAGCATCCGGGCGTACATCTTGACGATGTTGTCCCACAGGATGGTGTCGGCAGCCTGGCCGGACTCCTTCGCCAGGACGATGCGCGCGGCGTTGGCGTCGGTGAGGATACCCAGAGGCTGGCCGGCGCCGGAGCCGCTGAGGAATGCGACGTCCGCGAAGTAGGCCAGGGCCTGCGGGAACGTGGACCGGATGAACGCCTCGAACGAGATGGCCGAGTCGGCGATCAGCTCGTTGGGGACGTTCGCGAACGCCGTCAGCTTCCATGCTTCCAGCGCCAGCCGGCCGAAGGTGGCAGCGACGTCGGTCATCTGGCCGGACTCGGGAGTCCAGTAGCCCTGGACGCCACCGAAGACGTTCGTGGCGTGCGAGGTGTCGTCGATGTACGGGTAAATCACCCGCGAGGTCCCCATCGGAACGATCCGGGCACGAGGCCGGACTACCGACGCCTCCAGTGACAGGGAGAGCAGCTCGGCCCGGAACGCCTCCGGAACGAGGAAGCCGCCCGACGCCGGCTCACCCGAAGAAGCCGCAGCGTTCTTCAGGGTCTCCCGCTTGGCCGCCAGCTCGGCGGTCATGTACGCCTTCGGGGAGATGTCGATGAGGAACT